GAAATTTAGTAAAGAAAATAAAAGTAAACATTTACTTGATAAACTTTGTGTATTAGAAGATTGTGATTTAGAAACATATTCATTACAATTAGGAATGTATAAATATATTATTGAAAAAATTACTGGCATTAAACTTGGAAAATCATATATAGTTTGGTTTTCACATAATAATGATAACTATGAAATTATTGAAACTAAAGATAGGTCATATTATGTTAAAAATTTAATAGATAATAGAATTGCTGAATTAGCAGTGTAAAAGGACTATTAATATATGAATTTCATATTACCACAATCATATATTCTCAAATATCCTCTTTCAATCATTACTTCATTTTCTGTTTTGGTCTTATCAAATCCTTGTTTAACTAATACATCTTTTCTGAATGAATATCTATAATATTTTTTCAATTCTCCCGGTAAAATATACCAATAATTGGGGGGGGTATTTTTTATATAATTAAATCCTAATTGTTTATATAAATTACCTTGACCATATCTTCTATCCGCAAATGTTAAAATTGATTTTGGTAAATAGGTTTTTATAAAATAACTTAATAACTTACTTGCTCCACCAACAACCTGAGTATTAAGTTTATTGCAAAACCTATGCATCTCATACTCTCCCTCAATATTGGTTTTATTACCCATAGCAACTCTCTTTTTACCAAAAGTCATAACCGATACCAAATCATTATTATAAAACAAACCAATTTTAACTTTAGAATTAATATTACCTTGTATGTGATTGTCATTTAAGAAGTTATTACAAATTAATGAATCGATTTCTTTTATATGACATTTTCTTGCGAATATTTTATTTTCAATAATACTTAATTTACTTTTAATTATAGATTTAACAATATCTTTCTTATTAACCCACTCATCTTCAAAGATATGAAGTAGTTGTATACCTTGTTGTTCACATAAATTAGTTTTATTAAGGTGATAATTTTTGTCTTTAAATTTATTACTATGCCAGTATAAACCATCAATTTCAATACCTAATTTGTGTTCTGGTAAATATATATCAATTTCTAATCCATTTAAAATATCCCTATTTTTTGATTCATAATTAATATTTAATGATGTAATAAAATTTTCTAACGATTTTTGTATTTCAGAAAATGATTTATTTTTATTACAAATAGTACAAATGGTAGTATTATTAGAAATTCGTGATGTTAATAAATTAGAATTTATTTTAAAATCATTTTTGCAATTCAAACAATGAAAATTAACATTATTATTTTCAGCTAAATTATGCCCAATATATATAATAGTATTATCAGTAATTCTATTTAACATTCTTTTAATATTTAATTCTTCACCAATTTCAATATTTTTATTTCTTTTTTCAATAACTGATTTAATTTTCATCGGATTATCAACACCATAATTTTTAATAAGAGAATTAATTTGTCTTTTTTTTATATTATTATTCTTCATTGGATTATCAACGCCATAAGAATTAATTAATGTTATTCTTTTTTTATTTTTAATTTCATCAACCTGATTATGACTTCTACAATTATATTTATTTTGAAATGTTGAAATTATTTTATTTTTATGCTCATCAGATTTATTTAAACATTTTATTGAACAGTATTTATTATATCCACGTTTTAAAGTTCCAATAAATTTAACATATTCGTTGCAAATAGGGCATCTGGGAACATCAGTTAAATTATTAATAAACAAATAAATTTTTTCGACAAATAAAATGTTTTTATTTGTCGAAAAATGAATTATATTTAAATATAAATCATTATGATTAATATTTAACCATTTTTCATTGGTTTTATACCCAGATTTATTGTTGGTAAGAAAAAAATTTTTAATATTTTCCATAAATTAAACGAATATAAATAATAATGTCACAAATATAGTAAAAATTTGTGACATTATTATAAGTTTAATTAATCTCTTAGAGGTTTAAAATGCAACGCCACGGTTGTATCTCCAACGTTATGTTTGTTAATTCATCACTACTATAATCATTATCCATGAAATCGATTGATGTAATCATACATTGTTCAAGTGTCCATTTTTCAACTTCAACACCAGTTGGGTCTAATGCTTTTAAATAAATATCCTTCTTATAACCTGCAGCATAACCCATACGACCTGTGAGTGATTCAGCGTGTAAACGAACCCATTCCATAAGAATTTGTGATGTAGAGGGACCGATTGGGTCAATAAATGTAATTGACATTGTATCCCACGTATATCTACCAGCTACATAGTTTTGTTCGTTCATATATTGAATTGGAACACTATTGATTTTTAATGAAGGTCTTTTGAACTTTTGTACTTGCCATACTTCAAGTCCGATTGTATCTGAGAATTCCGCAAAGAACCTATTAACTCTCTTAGGCTCATACTTGAACGGAATTGTTCTTATCATTTCTCCTGCCATAATATTTAATTATTAATTAATTTCTGTTTATTTTTATGTTTTCTAATAAATACTTACATATTTGAAAACAATTTAGAATAGAATTGATGTTCTATTTTTTAATTAAAAAGACCCACTATAAATAAGTGAGTCTTTTTAATTTTATAAATCATAAATTATGCTCCGACATCAGCAAAAGATGCACCTGAAGGGGTAACTATAAATGTAATTCCAACAAATTCTAAACTTCTTGTCGGTTTTAAATAGATTTCCCCATATAATTCATTTCTATCCATTGTTTCAGGAGTATTATTTGTGCTATCCATTTTAACTCTAAAGTCATTCAAACCTCTTTCTCTCTTAATACTATCAAGAATTGGATTTACTTTTGCTAAGAATTGGTCGATAGTTGTTTGGTCATTTTGTTCGAATACAAGTCTAATTGCAATATTTGAAATAAGAACTTTAAGTTGAAGTATTAATCTACGAACATTAATTCTATTAAGTGCGCTATCTTTAACTTGTAAAGTCTTTTGTCCAAAGATTGCAGTACCTGAATCTGCAAAATCAGCCATTGGGTTAATTCTACCTGCATATAAAATATCACGAGCAGTTTTAGATAGTTTATATTTTGATTTAATTGCATTAGTTACACCACGATTTAAACCAGCAGGTGCAAACCAAGGAAATTTTACATTATCAGTAAATGCCATTGCTCTTACAACTTCACCAGTTGCAGGAATATAAACATTAATATTATTTTGACTATCTCTCATTTGAATATAGGGAAAATATGTACATGAATAACTAGTGTCAATATCTATATCATTAAGTAGACCTATAATTTCACTTGCTGCCTGAACATCATTAGGAACACCACCATTACCATTATTAGTAACAGGTATATCAGAATCTGGAGAATCAATTACATATAATGAATCGGTTCTTTGTTGTTCAATCATATCTATTGTATCTTGGACTAAAATGCTATTATTATTCCAATCAATACCCGGAGTTGCAAAAAGATTAATTGTAACTTGTTCAGGATTTGAAAAAGTATTAATTGCAGTTTGCCATGCTTGAAAGTCATTTGCTGGTATTGTTTCAGGATGACCGGGATAACCACTATACATACCACCTTGTTGATAACCATCACCATTTGAACGGTCTTCACCACTTATACCTCTATTAACATCCCATCCATCAAAACCACGAGCAGGAACTAAAGTAAATTTCCTTGTTTTAATATCATAATATGGGTTATTTGAATCGTCAGTATCAACGTATGTTTGTATTTGTCCTGCACCAACCTCAAACTGTCCAATAATTTCAGTACCATGTACATAAATTCCGGTTGCACCAGAATCCATATGGAAACCTTTAGATTTAGCAAAACCACCTTGACCATCATAGTTAAAAAAGTTTTGATTAATACCACTACCAGTTGAATTAGTACTATCATAGCCATGTTCAGAAATACCTAAATATACCTTACTTACTTTATCTGTTTCACTATATTCTGTTTTATAGAAAATTTTAGGAGCAATACCATTAGTTGTTGGGTCACTTGTTGCTGACATCGCATAGTCATTAAACTCATAACCTTCAAAACCAGCAGGAAATACATCATTTGGAATATCATCTGCAAGTTCAACCATAATATAATTGCTTCTTAAAGTATATTGACCATCAGAAGTACCAATTACTTGTCCAATAAAACTATTGAGTCCTTGAATCATTGTACATTTTGTATATGTTTCAAATACAACTGGATTTGCATCAGTATCATTAAAATCACGAACGACTACATCAAATTCATAAGTATCTGGATTAATATTAGCAAAACTAATTTTAATTTCTTGATTTGCAGCATCACCATCTGCAATACTAATAAATTTTAATAATCTATTAACATGATTACCCATTAATTGAGATACCACCCAAGGAGTTTCAGGTGTTTGAAATCCAATTTTATAATTTGTGAAATTATTTGAAGTGGCTGTAATTAATGTTGTGTTAATACCATAACCAATACCTTCTGCATCTAATTTTTCGATTAAGTCTGGATATACTGCTTGAACCCAAATTTTTGTTTTTTTATCTTTTGGTTCTAAACCAATTACATTTGGTAAAAAACTAGTTGAATTTGGATTTAATGATACTGTATAATATTGTGTACTTCCAGTGCTATATGCCCTTAATGTAAATTGACTAAATAAATCACCTGAACCAATATTTGTGGTATTACCACTTATAGTAAGATTTGTTGTATCAAATGTTGTATGTTGGACACCATGTGGTTGAATTGTTGAAACACCTCTACTTCTAATTACAGCTAATACCATATTTTCATATTGACTATATGAAGCACCAGTAAATAATGTTACTTTATCTTTTGTCGTACCACTTCCAACATTATTTAATGTGGTTGCAGTAAACGTATGAACATATTCAGTAAATGTATTATTAATACCTTTAGTAAATCCTGAAGAATATGTACCAGTTTGTCCTTGATATATCAACGAAACACCCAAATATTGATTATTTGTAAATGTATGAGTTGAAATTACAGGAGTTCCACCAGATACAACAGTTGTCGGGTCAACACCTGCACTCAATGTTATTGCCCATGCATTACCTGCATCATATCCACTTAGTCCTAATACTCTGGTTACCCAAAGTTGATTAGTTTCACCAAGATATGAATTAGCATAATATGGTAATAAATATTGAAAATTTCCATTTGAAAGTTTCTGTGTGCTTTGCCCACCAAAAGTATTTGAAAATTGAGTTGAATCCTGAATATATATAGGTTCAAATGCTGGTCCTTTAAGTGTCTCACCTACAAGACCTAACGTCGTGATACCTACATTTCTAGTAACAAATGTGAGGTCACGTTCTTTAAATTTTACACCCGGAGAGGTGAATACAAAATCTGCCATGTTATTTAATTATTTTATTTTTCATTATTATTATTATTTTATATACAATGCTTTATTGTTTTTCAAATAAATACTAAAAAATAATTGAAAAGGTGGTTTACTATAATTATTATCACCTTACCATTCTTGTCTATAAATCCAGATTTTATCAAATTATATATTTTTTCAATTAAATTTCCATTTTTTTTAAAATTTTTATATTAAATTCTTTAAAATTTTTTTTAAATAAAAAATAAAATAATTTTGTTTTTAAAGATAAAGTATTTATATTTGTGATAAATTAATTATAATTATGAAGGAAAAAATACTTGAAATCGTAAAAAATGATAATATTATTATTAAAAGAAGATTAACAGAATCGTTTTTTAAAAAAAATTATTATAATT